TCAAACAGGACAATGTGATGGCACTCATTACCCAAATTGTATCTATGGAAATATAAAACCGGAGAAAAAAAAGAGACAGAAAAAGATTATTCTTCGCTGCTCCTCTTGCAACAAAGTTATAAAGGATGGAGAAACACGATTCCGATATTATAATGTTGGAGGTGTTTGGTGTGAATCTTGTGCAGAGAAAGAAACACCAGGTATTACAAAGGAATAACCATGGAAATAATTATTGTTCGATTGAATTTGGATGTTCAAGTCAAACTGCCAGAAGGTATAATAGAACATGAAGGAAAACTTGAAAAACAATGCAAGGAAAGAGCAATAGAATCAGCACTTTCAGCATTGCCTCAAAAGGTAGAAATCTATATTGATGGTGAGGACAAAAAACCAGCTCAAGTTTATATTGATGCGAGTGAAGCATTTAACGTGGACGAAGTTCGAGTTGAAGAAGAATAGGATAGAGTTATCAAGTGAAAATAGATAATATGTTGCTCTCAAAATCGGGACATACCTTAATATGGAATAAACCCATGACATCAAGACAGGCTGCCAAATATTTTCTAACGTCTGGTTTTGTTGCTGAGGAGTTATATTGTAAATTACTTGAAGATTATCATGAACTTCTGATGCCTGCACTCCCCCATCTAAAATTAAATGGTGTGAATTAGGAGCAAACCAATGACTGATAACAGAAAGGAATTGAAACCATGTCCTGGTTGTGCTAAGATAAAATGTGGTGTATATAATCAATATAATCAACCTGGAGGTGGGTTTGTACTTGCCGTAGAATGTGAACTTTGTGGGTGGACTGGCCCAGAAGCAAAAACTGAAGATGAAGCAATAGAAGCATGGAACACACGCGCTCATGACCGCGATGATTTTAAGGGGGAATGTCATGCTCCCGGTTGCACAGAGCCGAAGATAGGATTTTCAAAATTCTGTCCTAAACATTACATCGGGACAGCCAAAAACAATCTGGCAGAAGAAGATATAGTGAAGGCATTGAAAAGAATGGATGAGCTTGAATATAACAATGTGGTGACGCAAGACTCGCGTATTATAGCCAAGCAAGCACTGGCCAAGCTGGACGCAGACAATGGGAGGGATGAGAGATGAAGGACAAAGCTGAAGGGGTGGGGGAGTGTACACATGAATGGAATCATGTCTATGGGCCTAACCCAGTGAGGTGCTTGAAGTGTGGAGAGCCTAAGCCATGGAAAGACACCAGCCCCACACCACAGCCGGAAGGATCGGTGGAGGCGTTATTGACATTGGCCTCGAATTGGCAAAAAGAACACGACATTTTGAACGGGCCGGGGGACCATCGGCATGACAGGATTGCAGGACGGGTCTACGGTGATTGTGCACAACAATTACGAGCAGTTATAGATAAGATGGAAGGAAAATAAAATAATGGAACTTTACAAGAAGCATAGACCTAAAACACTGAAAGGCATCATTGGAAATGAATCAACAGTAGCAGCCTTGCAAAACATGATTGAGAGAAAAACATTACCCCATACCATTCTTTTTCATGGACCTTCTGGTTGTGGCAAAACTACACTAGCTAGGATATTGAAAACGGAGTTAGGTTGTAGTGATATGGATTTCCAAGAACTGAACTGCTCAGACTTCAGGGGAATTGATACAATCAGAGAAATTCGACAGACAATGAATCTTTCTCCTGTTGGTGGAACGTGCCGAATATGGCTGTTAGATGAACTACATCAAATGTCTTCTGCAGGAATGCATGCCTCCCTGAAAATATTTGAAGATACTCCTGATCATGTCTATTTCTTTCTTTGCACAACTGAACCACAGAAGCTGCTCAAGACAATCAGAACACGATGCTGTGAAATGCCTACGGAATATCTTGATCCTTCTGATATCAGAAAACTGCTTCTGAGAATAGCCAAAAGAGAATCAATAATTCTGAAAAAAAATACAGTAGAAGATATTATTGATGCTGCCCAGGGCTCAGCCCGTCAATGCTTGGTGGTGCTTGACAAAATCAAGAACGTACCTGAGAAAGATAGAGCCAAAGCAATCAGTTCCATTGAAGAGGAACAGGAAGGAATAGAACTGTGCAGGGCTCTTGTTTCAAACAAAGGATGGACAACCATCACCAAAATCCTTCGAGAGACAAACAGTGAACCGGAATCTTTGAGATGGGCAGTTATGGGATATTGTTCTGCTATCCTGATGAAGAAAACAGACCATAAAATATTTCACATATTGACCTGCTTTGAACATCCATTCTATGACAGCAAGAAAAATGGACTGATTAGGGCTTGCTATGAAGCTGTCCATGGTGAGTTCTAATACGTGAAAAATTATAATAATATGAGATTCCTATGGAGATAAATGAGCATGAACAACAATGAATTTGAGAAAGACTTGAACATTGACCTTGAAAATCTGGAAGCAGAAGCAATTGTCCAGCCTGAATTGTATTTCAAGTATTGTTCTCTTGCTCGTGAAGCTCGTGAAGCATATGATATGTCCAAACTTCATTTGAATGTAGTAGAAGCCAAGCTGTCACGAAAGATACGAGAGAAACCTAGAATGTTTGGAGTCACCAAAGTCATAGAGAATGCAATCAAAGAAGCTATTTTGATACACCCCAAATACGAATCAGCTTATAGAGATATGGTCAGAGCCAAGAGTGAGGCTGACATACTTGGTAAAGCTGAGAATGCAATGGAGATGAGAAAAAGAATGTTGGAGCTGCTGGTACAGCTCTATTCAAGGGAATATTTTTCAGGCCCAAAAATAGCGCATACACCAGAAGTATTTTGGGATCAGATCAAAAAGAAGAAAGGAGAAAAACTGCATGAGGAGATGACAAAACGGTCAAGGAGAAGGAAAAAGCGTGGTTGAATCAAATTTGGAGTTGATTGTTTGGGCCGTCATTGCCTTGGTCTGGTTATATATAGCAACCAGGATGATAACCAGAGGCGTGATGAGGTCAATTGAAGAATGGAAAGAAAGGAAACACAACAATGGCCAAGAGAAAAAAGGCTAGTTCGAAAAAGACGTTGGTGAAAAAGAGTTCAAAGAAAAGCTCCAGACGAAGGTTGTCAAAAGAGGAAACCAAACAGAAGATGTCAAGCCAGGGAGCAGGTGGTAATTGGTTCAATCTTCCTGAAGGTGTTGAAGTATGGGCTCCTGAAAAGAAAGGCCGGTACAATCTTGACATAGTTCCCTATGAAGTTTCCACAGAGAACCATCCTGAAGAGGGAATCGAAAAGGGAGTTCTGTGGTTCAGGACTCAGTTCAGAGTTCACCATGCAGTTGGTATGAGTGAGCAGTCTGTGGTCTGCCCACGTTCCATCGGCAAGAAATGCTGTATCTGTGATGAAGCAGACAGGCTCAGAAAGCTGGATGAGGATGAGGATGTGGTCAGGCAGTTGCGTGGTCAGCGGTTCACGGCTATGAATATCCTCCATCCTGACGATCCTGATACCATTGCTGTCCTTGTTCTGTCTTCCGGTAAGTTTGACAACATTCTCAAGGAAGAGCTGCAGGAAGAGGAGAACGAAGAGCATCTGGATTTCTATCAGTGTGAAGATGGTGGACGTACCATCAGGGTTCGGTTCAGCGAAAAGACCTTCGCAGGAAACAAATATCTTCAGGCTACTGATATCCAGTTCAAGGAACGGGATGACATGGATGAAGATGAGATTCTGGAAAGAGTAGTTGACCTGGATACCATTCTCAATGTTCTTCCTCCTGAAAAGATTGAAGCACTGTTCCTTGAAGGTGGAGAAGGGGAAACGGACGAAGATGAGGATGAGGAACAGGAAGAAAAAGAGAAACCCAAGTCCAAGTCCAAGTCCAAAAGAAAATCAAAGAAAGAAGAGGAACCTGAAGAGGAAGACTTTGACGAAGAGGACGACGAGGACGAAGACGACGAGGATGAAGACGACGAGGAAGATGAAATCCCTGAAGGGATGATTGAATGTGTAGCTTGTGAAGGCTCTGGCAAATCCTCAAAGGGTAAGAAATGTGTCCCATGTAAAGGCAAAGGCTATCTTCCTGACGATGAAGATGAGGAGGAAGATTTTGATGATGAGGACGAAGACGAAGACGAAGACGAAGAGGATGACATAGACGAAAACGAAGAAGAGGAAGATGACTTTGACGATGAGGATGAAGAAGAAGATTTTGACGATGAGGATGAAGA